CTCAAGTTTCCCCTCTTTCTTTGTTACAACACGTCGCGCTTTCCCATTGAACAGGTTTTTCGCCTGCTCGAGAAGGTACGTAGCAAACTCCTTATTAAAGGGAATTACGTGCTGCACAATGAAGTTAGTCAAAAGAGCTATGATGTTCGTGGCTGACGGACACTCTCGAACCGACACCAGAATAGTCGCTAGGTGAACAAAAACTTTCACTGGGGTTTCCACCGATGACAAATCCGGAAACAAGTCGGAAAGCGACGGGATCAGTTCAAGGAGACATTTCTTAGCCAAATCCTTATCTACACTAATCGTGTGGCTTCCCAACGGGGTTTGAACCGGTAAGTTCACCGTAGCGGGGCGCGGGGGGGGGGGAACTTCTTCCGGCATCGCCATGCGAGAAGCGTTATTTCCCTCCAATCTGCTAACAACGCGGACCCATTCCTTACCAAGAGGAGCGGGTTCAACAATGTCAATCGGAGGCAACTCGACAACGCGGGGCACCAGCTTGCGCTCCACCTTACGAACTGCAGGGCGTGGCGGGATTGGGGGAGCTCGCTGAGGCACAAGATTAGCTGCCATGAAAGACATCTTCAACTCGGGGATGGCGTCCAAATCCTTATAAGAAACTCTATCTTTGGCATAATCTTGTTTGGGCCGGGCACACGAACGGGCAGTGGCTAAAAACCACTCACTGGCTTGGCGCCGGGCCTCATGCGTTTTGGCCGAACGGAACCTGGCAAATAAATCGCGCAGATTGCGAACAACGTTGGGATCCTTCACGTTGAGGAGAAACTTTTCCAGATCCTCCTCGTCAAAAACAGCTCCCAGCGGGGTACTCAGCGAGTAACGCGCTTTCGGAGAATCGCTGTCCGACGGGACAAAAAATTCTCCAAGCGTGGGTGTCACGACTTTATTCTCACGAAAGCTCATTGAGTGCTTGAACATAGTTGCGTTATCAATAACGCGCTTGATTTCTTTGTCATTGGCTGTATTGAAAAATTTCTCTCCGTGCTCCAAGAGGAGGGCGGCATTAGAAACAACTTGTTCAGTCTTCTTCGCTGAGCGTTCGAGAGACATCTTGCGTGCTCGCAACTCGGCCAAAGCCACTGAAGTCTTAGACAGAAGAACTTTTTCCGCTCGCAGCGCGGAATCTTTCTTTTCACGATTCTTCTCAGCCAGAGCTTTCTCTTGCTCTGCTCGCTGAGCAACGATCGTGCTCTTCATCATCTTGCCTTTAGCAAGAAGAGCGCGCTTCCTTTCAGCGCGCTCTTTCT